CAAGAGATTTACATACTCTCCTGTAGCTACTGTGTTAATACAAGACATTATAGAAGAAACAGCTCCAAATTTTAAGATGCTTCAAGGATCTCTTCCCATGTTCTCAGAGTTACTTACAGCAAAAGCAAGCCATGATCCATTTGAATCAAGACCTATGATAGCTATGATGGCTATGAATATTCTGTCAGAAAAATACAACTCAAAATCAACATCTGAATTAGCTTTGAAAGTAATAGAAAAGCCTGGAATAGTAGATTTGTCTCAGAGAATGTTTGATAAAGATCAAGTCGGTGGTAATAGAGAAATATCAATTTTAACATCAGAATTTAGGGTGATACAAGTTGTAGTTGAATATTTTTACAGAAATGTTGCTAAGACAATAGATAATGATATGTTGCACAAAGATGTTAAAACTCAAAGGTTAGTTGACCTGTTTGAATTTTTCTGTTCATCAAAAAATTCCATAGCATTTTCAGCAGATCAGACAAAATGGGGACCAAATTCAGCTACACATGGATTTTCTATGATGTCATTGTCATACTTAAGGTATTCAACAGAAGCTTATATTCCTGCATTAATTCTTGCCATGTCTGAATTTAAAGTGTTTGAAATGTGTCCATGGATGCCTGTACTGATGAGTAGATCAGATGCATCATACAGTATGGTCGGTAAAGTTGGAAGATATCACATGGGACAAGGTATTTTTCATCAGACCTCATCTGTATACCATTCTCTTGTAACCAAAAAACTCTGCAAGTCACTTTATGCATATGCCAGGATACCAGGATCTCTGCTAATTGATGAGTTTGATTATTCAGGACATGTTGAGTTGGTAACTGATTCATTAGTAACAAGTGATGATGTTGTTATAACAGCCTTTCATCACTTTAAGAAGCCAGTTAGTCAAGATGATCTGATAGAAATCAATCCTTACCTTAAACTAGAAATCGATAGAGCGGAGAAATTTATATGGAAACTCGACTCTTTATATAAATATTTCGGAATTAAGACAAGTTCGATTAAAAACATAATATCTAGAGATTCACTCGAATTTAATTCAATATATTTAAGTAAGAAAGGACCTGGATCCACTGAAATTAAATTCTTGTATTCTCTAATTGACCCTGGAACCACTGGAAACTTTATATTTGATTATACAAATGTTTTAAATTCATTTTATCAATCTAAATCTCAACATACAACTACAGCTAGTGCATATTCAATAGTTATGATGAATTATCTTAAAATGTGTAGACAATGGCGACTCAGACCAGATAAGACTGGACTCCCGTCTGATAATACAATATTGTATGGAATGATTCCATCTAGTATGGTGAAATCAAAGAAAGAAGATTTTGCTGATGTGCATTTTTTGTCTACAGAACACACATTAAGGTTCAACAGAAGGAAGGATTTTGATGTCAGTGAGATACATCTCCATGATATAATGGCTGTGTCACAGGTTAATGTTATTAAGAATATATCTAATTCAAGAGAGAGACAAAATTATAGAAGTATCATATGCTATCCAACAACAGACAAGATAACATTACATTCACCATTCTTCAGAATGAGTAATTCTGTAGGTGAAACATATGGAAGGTTTTGTTATGAACAGAACCACAACTATATGCATATGGAAATGATCAAAGA